TCAAGGCACGTTTTCTTCCCAAGCCCACTTGCCAGGTGAGTAGTCCTGGAGTGGAGTTGGGCGTAAGCCGAGGTCCGAAACGATCCTTTCGGCGCCAGCAATGGTGACGTATTGGGTTGTGGAGTGATGGAGGCAGAGCTTGACTACTCTCCGGGCGGTTCGCCTGTCGAGTGGTGGGGAGGGGAGAGAGGTGAGAGTCTTTCGGGGGATAATGCGCAAGAGCTTCTGGCGACCGGTGTGGGTCACGTGAGTACAACTCTTGATGGCGTCCTGCCATGTGGTGCTCTTCATTTCGCGGCTGCCGCGTGCAAGCCGTGCTCTGAATGAGTTTGCCATGTTGGCAGGTGACATCTTGAGCGTGCTCTCGGGGTGTCCTTGGTCGGCTAGGTTGCGGTGGAGTATCGAGTGGAGTTCAGTGACGGGAATTCGCCCACCCTCGTGGGGGCGAGCGCTCTCTTTGATCACGGCGGCGCTGAGTGCGCCCATGATGGGATTGGAACCCCTCATGGTGCGGACTGCGGTCCCCCGTGTTATAAGTTGGCGTACCAGCGGGGAGTAATCCCTTCTGGCCCATCCACCGTCATTGACTCCACCTGAAAGTCCTAAAGCAGCCGGGCCGGCCGGGATGCCCTTGACCTGCGTCTTAGCCAGGGTGGCTTGTATGAGTGAGCGGACCGGCTTGGGCAGACGACGATCACCTTCGAGGAGGGAGGCATTTGATTGCCTTACCTCGACGGGGGAGTCTGATAGCCCGGAAATTAGCCGGCAACCGCTAGCCTCAGCGAGTCGAACCATCGAGCACGAGCGCGCTACGACCTGTATGGGTTTCTGGGCAATAGAAGGCATACCGCGGGAAACCGTGGAGTCGCCTTGAGTCTGGGAGCTTGTGTGGGCCGTGGAAGTTTTCCCTCGGGGGGCCCGGTGTAAGGAGACGAAGTGTTCGCAGAAGACGCCACCCTCGGCCACGAACGCCTTGGCGGCGTTGATCTTTAGCCCAAGAGATCTGAGTCTCATTTCGTAGGTATCGATTTGAGAACGGGTCCAGAGGCCAATAAGGTCATCGCCGCAGATGGCGTGGGTTGAGGGCGGAGAGCTGGAGGCGGCCCATGCGTTGAGGAGGGAGAGAACAGTCCAGGAGGTGCCGAGACCCATATGCACCCCGCGGGTTGTTTCCCTACCCTTAAGATTCATAGGCTGCGTAAATGCTCTCGCGGCGTCGATTAGCGAGGTCTCCCACCGCAATTCTACGGCTAAGGTGTGGAGGACGAGATCTGCGTCCCTATGCCGAATGAGGTCGGTTGCAGTGGTGAGGTCCGCTGAGTACAAAACCGCATCTGCGTGGTGGGAAGTTAGGTACACTTCCTGTCCGCGTAGGGCGCTACGATGGACCTTCAGGTGCTTCAAGAAGGGGAGGAGTCTCCTATTGATGCACCGTCCGAGGTGCGCCATGTCGGCATTATGGAGTGAGGCTATGCGGATTTTTCCGCCCAGCTCGGTAATCGGGAGAGCTTTTAGCTCCCTGATTTTCCAACTGGTTGACCTCACTATTGCCGATCGGCGCGCCTCTCTGAAGGCCCACAAGGCGTCCATTGGAGGTTTTGGTTGCGAACGAAGAGTCTCCCGGAGTAGAGCCCAATTGAGGGGCATGCCCGGGTTCCGCATTCGGACGTTCTGTACGAATTGT